CGCCGCTTTCTCGGGGTCGAGTGTCTCGGCCATCGCTCGCAAGTGTCGCCATAGGCTGAGCTCGTGCGTGAGCTCATCGACGCTGAGGTCTACGGCGTTGACGGGCTCGCACATCGCTTGCACGACTCTGATGTCGAGGTCGGTCTGCTTGATGCCGGCCAGGTCAAGCGATTGCCGGTGGTAAGCGCGGGCGCGAGTGAGCGCGGCGTCGATGCTCGTCGTCGACTGGTGCGTGCTGAGCCGGGGCGCCGACTCAAAGGCCGCGTGCTCGATCGCTTCGGCAATGGTGTCGCCGGGCATGTGCTCGATGCCGGCGATGGTGTCGGTGACTGGCGTGAGCGCGTGCCATGCGCCGAGCTTGTTGAGCTCGCCGCGATTGATGAAATAGCGCCGCATGATGGCGCCGTGCCAATTGAGGCTATCGGCTCGGCCGCTTTTGATCTCGACGTCGAAAGAATCCGGCCACAAGTTGACGGCCTGGCCGAGTCGGTATTTCAAGCCGCCGCCGTCGTCGTGCCTGATGGCGACGATGTCGCCGACGTTGAGCTTGCCGTCGCGGTTGACGGCGACGCGCACGCCGTCGACGGTGATCTCGTGACGGTGGTCGAGTTTGAGCACGGCGCCGGCCGCCGCCGGGCGGGCGATGTCGTCGAGATCGACGGGCATGTCGGTGATGATCTCACTAGGCACCTCGCGGCCGCCGTCGCTGTCGATAATCTTTTCGATGGTCATGTCGTTGCTCCTGGTTTGGGGTTGTCAATAAGTGCCGCACGCGCGGCCGCTTTGGCTGTCAATCTCGTGACGAGGCGCCCGCATTTGAGCGCCTCTTCTGGCATCTTGTCGATCTCTTTCTCGATCCGACGCTCTTGCTCGGCCTCGGACAAAGCCGCCCAAGCCGCCTGAGTCGCTTGTAAGCGTCTCGAATCTTGAGCGACGACCTCATCGGCCTCGGCTTTTGCTGCCATCCTCGCGGACGTGGCGGCCGCTGTGGCGTGATCTCGAGTGATGCGGGGGTCGAGCGGGTAATTGTCGGCACAAGCTCGGACGAAAAAGCCGCGATAGCTCTTGGTGATCTCGCCGGCCTGGTGCTTGTAGTCGGTGTTGGCGATCTGTTGCGTGATGATCTTGGCGCCAAACTTGGCGACGAGCGCGCGGCTGTCACGTTCCTCGAAGCCGCGAGCCCTTAGCTCGCGGGCGGCGGCGCCATGTTCCTCGGCGGTGAAGAGGTGCTCGGGCTTTGCGCCGACGTCGTTATTGTTCTGTCTCTTCTGTTCGGTGCTCACTGGTGAACCGGGTGCCGGCTCACTGGTGGGCCGGCCTGGCTCACTGGTGGGCCGGCCTGGCTCACTGGTGAACCGGGTGCGGTTCGGGCCTTGAGCCGGGTCGTCGCTCGCCAGGCGAAGACGTTGCGGCCGCACGCCGGGCGGCTCGGTGAGGCGCAAAATGCGCATGTCTCGGCCTTTGACCTGGCCGTCGTATCGTGCGACGACGCCGGCCGAGATGAGCGAGTCGAGCCCTCGCTTGACCGACGAGACGCTCATGCCGGCGAGCTTGGCGAGCGTGCCATTGCTCGCCCAACATTCCCGGCGCGAGCGGCTTGCGTGCACATAGATGACCATGTATGTCGCTCGCGCCGATGGCGTGAGCCTCGCCCATGTCTTCGACAAGACGAGCGTGCGCACCTCGTCAAAGACGTCGAACCAAGACGCGGCCTCGCTCGGTTGCTGTGATCGGTCGCCCTCGGTCATGACTGGCCTCGCGTCGACGCGGCCTTGCCGACTTGCTCGCATAGCTGAATCCATTTTGTTTCTACGACGCGAGGCTTGGCCGCCGGCTCTTCGGTGTTCATGATTGCCCAAGTGTCGACGATGTCGAGGCCGAGCACGACGCGAGCGCTGCCGAGCACCATGTGCGTTTCACCTTGCCAGGGGTCGCGTATCATCATGCCCTTTTTAGGTTGCGTTGGTTTGCTCATGCTCGTCGCTCCTGGTCAAAGGTGCCGGCGAGCCGGCTTTGATGGCTGAGAAAGTTGGCGAGCTTGAGGTCGAGCAAGCGCTCGTCGCCGGCGACGTCCATGCTCGCGCTGATGACGTCGGCGTCGGGTGTCTTGTTCATGCACGGCTTGCACGTCTTGTGCCCGACGATGGGCTTGGCGCAAAGCGAGCACGCGCACGTCTTGCCGGTGAGGTAGTTGCCGCTCATGAGCTCGCCTCGATTTCGCCTTCACTCTTGAGCATGCGAAGCTCGAAGAATCCATCGAACTTGGGCCGCTCCTTCATGAGCTTGCGAGCGTAGCGGCTCGCGTAGTGGTCGTTAATCTTGAAGCGGCCGAGCTCGTAGTAGTCGATTTCGTAGTGCCATCGAATACGGTGCATACGGTGCATGATGGCGTCGGCTGAATAGTGCGCCGTCTTCGCGTCGGCCAGGTCGACGGCCGCTCGCTCTTTGTAGGTCTCGGGCTCGGGTTGAAATGGGTCGGGCATGTGGCGCTTGCGCGTCGGTTGGTGATCGTCGAAGAGGTTGTCGCTCGTCATGGTGTTGCTCCTGTTCATGTGTTGATGATGCGAGAAAGCACGGCGGCGACACATTGCTCGGCGTCGGCCGCGTGCAAGCCGATGTCGCCGAGCGAGCTCAAGTCGATCTCGAGGCGCGTGAGCGTGACGCTGTTGTTGTCGAGGCCAAAGAGAATCGGCTCATTGATGTCGCGGTAGCGGGCGGTGTCGAAGTGATTGGCGCCCGTTGCCGCCGTCGTCGTAGAGTCGGCGGCCGATCTCACGCGCGGCCGCGTGATCATGAACGACGAGCAAGATGTGATCGCCTGGCACGGCGAGCGCGTGCGTGATGATGTCGTCGATGAGCTTTTGCGTGCGGCCGCTTCGCCGCGCGGGGTCGTTGATGTTCATGTCGTTGCTCCTGGTTTGGCGGTGGTGCGCCGGTACGTCTTGACGATCTCGACCAGGTCGGCGCGGGCGCCTGGCAAGAGTGCGGCGATGGGTTGCTCGGTGAAGGCGAGCTCGATCTCGCCGAGCACCTCGTCGTCGACCTTGCGCTCGGCGAGGCCGGCGACGGTGTTGACTTGACTGTCGAGCAAAGACTTGAGCACGGCGACGTCGACAATGAGCGACGGCCTGGTGCCGGCACTCGAAAGCATGCGGCGCACTTTCGCCGTTGCGGCTTGAGGTGTCATCGATTCGCCCTCGGTTATTTGTTTGCGATAAAGATGGCGACGCCGACGAGCCAGGTGAGCCAAGCGGCGGCGACGATGATGCTGGTGAAGATGAGGTCGCCGGGCTTGCGATCGCGGCCGGCATTGACGAGGTCGGGCGGTAGCTTGGTCATGTTGTTGCTCCTGGTTTGCCTTGCGGCGGTGGTGATCGTTGCGTCGATATTGTGACCGGGCCGTCGGCCGGCGTCAAGATAGGCCGTTGCGCGTGCAATAAACGGCCTCGTTTTATTCCTGATCATGTCATCGGCTGAGGCGGCGGCCTTACTTGAATCCATGAGCAAGGCCGTCAAGACGGCGGCGCAAATGGCGAGCGTGACGAGCTTGGTGATCATGCTGTTGCTCCTGTTGAGGTGGTGCTCGCTTGATTATAGGCGACGCTCATGGCAAGCGCGGGCTCAAGTCGGTCGGCCAGGTGAAGAGGCCGAGCTCGGTGAGCCTGGCGTCGGGCTCGAGCCGGTTGACGGTGCGCACGGTGGCGTTGATCTTGGTGATGAGTTGATTGATCTCGGTGCTCGCCGTGCGGTGCAATGTCCAATGACGGCCGAGCGTCGCATCTTGGCGCTCGTCGGCGCCGCTCGCGGTCGCAATTTTCTCGAGGTCTTTGGCGATGCCGGTGAGCTTGAGCTTGAGCTCGAGCTCGAGCGACTTGATTGCCTTGCTTTGTTCGGCCTGGCTCTCGGCCATCGCGTCGACGCGGCCGAGCTCACGGCTCACGACAAAGCCGGCGATGGTGCCGACGAGACCGATAGCCGCAATCGCTACCCATTGCACGACCTGGTTGACGTTGGTCTTGCTCTCGCTCATGAGTCGGGTGCTCGATCGTGCTTGATCGTGCTCGGTGGTGCTCGATCGTGCTCGGGCTTCGAGACGAGCCAGGCCTTGACTTGAGCGCGGTGAAATCGGTACAGCTCGCGGCCGTGCTCACGCGGCTCGTAAAGCTCGGCCGGCAATCGCCCGTCTTTGGTCATCTCATAAACTCGATCGCGGTCGACGGCGAGGTGCTCGGCGACCTCGTCGGCCGTCATGTAAATCGGCACGACGCCGGCGTCGGGTTGGCCTACTTCGACGCTGTTGGTGTTGGTCGCCACCGCCGCCTTGAAGTGCGACAAGAACCAAGTCGAGCCGACGCCGACGAGCGCGGTGATGATCGCGGCGATGACGAGCCACTCGAGGCGCTTGATGCGAGAAAGCGATTGTTCCATGAGTGCTACCCTTACCTTGAGGCCGTCGGTGATGAGGTCGCCAAAGACGCAAAGCTCAATTCGATCGAGCCGGCGGTCTTGTTCCTTGCGGCACGCGGCGAGGCTGGCGTTGTCATTGTTGTCGCTGTCCATGTCATCGACCTCGGCACTTTGCGATCTCTCGAATAAATAGCGCGAAAGTGCTACGCGACCTTTTTCATTTTCTCGCCCGTTCCCCAATTGATCGAGCACTCGGCGAGGTTGACGCCGGCCGACGGCACGAGCGTCGTGTCGTCGACGAGCCGGCTGTTGCTGTCGTCGAGCTCAAAGTCTTCGCTTTGCACTTTGAACGTCGTGACGGTGACGGCGTCGCCGGCGTGCCCGCCCGACAAGTCGACCTTGCCGGCGGCGTTGAGCGTGGCGATGGTGATGCCGCTGTCGAGGTTGAGCGTCGCCTCTTTGCCGATGGTTGCCGTGGTGATGTTGCCGGTGCTTTGATAATTACAAACGGCCGATGCGATCGCTCGCAAGGTCGTGACGGCGCCGGCGCCGTGCACGGTGAGCGTGCCGCCGGCCTGGTCGATCAAGGTCGCGGCCGCGCCAAGTGTTGCGACGCCGCCGGCCTGGTAGAGATTGGTGAGCGTGACGCCGGCGCCGACGCGCAAGATGCCGTCGATGAGGGTGATGCTCGATAGCGTCGACGTCTCGCCAGGCTGATCGGCGGCGACGGCGACGCTGCCCGAGCGCACCTCGAGCGTGCTGCTCGCGTGATTGAAGAGCACGCGCACGCTGTTGAGGTTGCCGTCGGTCGGCGTCGCATTGGTCGCTTCGATGACCATGGCGCAAGCGTTGGCGCCGGTGTCGAGCTTGAGACGTTGAGCGCCGACGGGGGCGCCGCTGCCCTCGTGGCCGCCGATGCGGGCATCGGTCGCGCTGATCTTGAGATAGTCTTCGCGGTATTCGTTGGCGGTGATGTCGGCGCCGGTCTCGCTGGTTTGGAACTGGTCGACGTGCAAGCCGACGTCGCCTAGTGCGCTCAAGTCGATCTCTAAGTTGGTGAGCGTGATGCTGTTGTTGTCCAATCCAAAGAGCATCGGCTCGGTGACGTCACGCAAGAGCACGGTGTCGCTCGCTCCTGGTGCGCTGCCGTCGCTCCAGTTGTCGCCGTCGTCGAAATGGTTGGCGCCCGTTGCCGCCGTCGTCGTCGTCGCCGAGCCAATCGTGCCGGCGCCGCCGGTGACTGACGGCGTAAAGGTGAAGGGAATGCCGGCGACGCCGCCGGTCGCGGTGATGGTGTCGGTGGCGACTGTCCAGTCGATCGACGAGAAATAGACGTGAGTCGAAGCCTCGAGCGCGGTGCGCAAGTTGGCGGCGGTGGTGTCGGCATCGGTGTCGCCGACGACTGACACGACGATGCCGTTGATGGTGATGATGTAGGTGGTCGTCGCGTCGAAGCCTGAAACTTGTACTGTCGTGACTTGCTTGACGTCGACGGCTTTGCCGATGAGGTGCTTGGTTGCCATTGGTGTCGCTCCTGTTTCTTATAGCTTGAGCCTATGCTCGATATCTTTTCATCGATTGCTTGTGCCTATGCGTCGTCGCTGGTTGGCGTGTTGGCTTCGACCTCGGCCGCCGCCGCCTCGATCGTTGGCCGGCTTTGCTTGTTGAGTGCTTCGCACTTGTCGACGATGTAGGCGGCGGCGCCGGTGTCGGCGATGCGGCCGCCGTTGAGACGATCGACGAGCTCGAGCACGTCGGCGCCGCTCGCCGTCGCTCGCGTGAAGAATCGGTCGGTGATGCTCATGTCGTTGCTCCTGGTTGGTAGTGGTCGCACGTCTCGCACGTCGGCACGTCTTCGAGCTTGGTGCTTATCGTACAAGACACAAGCTCGCGGCACTCGTAGAGCTTGACGCCGACGCTGCCTTTGCACGTCGCGCACTTGATCGTCGCCTTGAGATCGCCTCGAAGCTGGCACGCGAGCGGCCAATCGGCGGGCCTGCCGTGCCGCTTGTCATGCCACTCGTGCGAGATGACGGTGCCGTCTTGAGCGTGCACGATGTGAAAGCGGGCGATCGAGTTGTCGCCGGTGAGCGTGGTCGTGCCGTCTTTGTTGCGTATTAATTTCATAGCGTGACGGTGACGGTGCCGGTGGTGGTTTGATATCGCGCGTTATTTTGGGTCAAGGTAAAAGGGTCCGTCGAGGCGAGTATTCGCGTGCACGCCGTGCTCAAGTTGTTGCTGATGACCTCGCCGTCGACGTCGGCGCAAGCGTTCAAGACGCCTGACCGCCCATGGAAAAAGTAGTGATCGAGGTCGGCGAAGCTATTGTCGCCCATGACGGCAACATATAAACGGATGCCGCCGCCGTCATCATGGAAAGTGGTTTCGGCATAGAAATGCAAGGTCGACGGAAAGGGTGTCGTGTCGCATGCCGCCGACGCTGACGTGCTGTTGTACGTGATCGCCGTGACGGTGGCGTTTTCCTTGTAGCAATAGCCGCAACCCTCGTGGCCGCCAAGCAAGCAAGTATTCGAGGCGGCGAGAGATTCGTTGTCGAGCGTGTAGATGCCGTTAGGGTCGTGCGTCACCTTCATGTCGGTGCTGGTAATGGTGCTGACGTTGCAACAAGTGCCGACGGTGATGCCGGCGACGTCGAGCGTAATGGTGTCGGGCAAGCCGTCGGCGCACTCGGTGCAGATGTTCGAGCCGCCGCAGCATTCGCAAGCGGCCGCCATGCCTGGCGTCGTGATCTCGGCGCCGCCGCCGCTTTGCGGTGCGCCGCCGCCGACGATGCTCATGAGCAAAGGGTGCAATCGCTCGAGCCATCGCGGCCGCGTCAAGATGAGCGGCGCCGCTAGCATTGTTCTACCCACCTTCGCGCGTGCTCGATGTTGCTGTCGAGCCAGGTGATGACCTTGTCGTCGGCGTCTTTCTTGCCAAGCGTGATCGGCAAGACGACAAGCAAGTCGCCGACGGCGTAGAGATCGGGGCCGACGCTGTGCACTTCCTCATCGCTTTCGCCGGCGTTGTAGGTGCGTGTCTGTCCGGTGGCGTCGCTGGTGTCGTAGGTGATGGCGGCGGTGGCGGCGTCGCCTGGTCGCAAGTGCCGAGGCTTCGACGCTGGCACGATGTCGCCCTCGCCGTCGATCTTGCCGTTGACGTAATCGGTGAGCACGGCCGTGACGGTGAGCACGCGAGGGTCGCGGAAATACAAGCCGGCCTCGTTGAGCTCGAAGCCGATGGCGAGCTCGTCGTCGCTGTCGGTCACAAGTGCGAGCGGGCTTTGCACGTTGACGCGCCGAAAGATGCGCGCGATGACCTTGCGCCATTCGGTCGGCGTGAGCTCGAGCGTCGCTTTGTTGCTGTCGTCTGCCATTGATTAGCCGCCGATGCCGAGGCCTCGAAAGTCGATCGTGTCGTAGTGCTTGAACTCTAAGAGCTTGCGATTGCCGGCGGCGCCGAGAGCCTTGCCGGCGCCGTCAAGTAGTTGCGGTTGGCTCACGCGCTGACCGTCATCGCCGACGATGTGCTCGAGCTTGCCGGCGGCGTTTTTGGCGCGCAAGCCTTTGTCGACGCGCACCTCGCGCCATCCCTTGTAGGTCGTGCCGAGAATCGTAAACGGCGGCCGGTATTGGAATCGACCTTTGACACGGAATAGCTTTTCGCTCTCTTCGATGGGCTTGATGCCGAGGCATAACAAGCTCTCGATCGCGGCGCCGAACCATACCGACCCATTGGTCATCTCGCGAAAAGGTCGGACCTTGGCATAAACCTCGAGCCATGAGTTGCCGGCGACATACCATTCGGCAACAAGAATCTCTTGCGGCTTGAGCCTGGTGCTCGGCGGCGTCGTGAATGGCTCGCCGGCCGAGTTGGCGATCGCGGTGCCGTCGACGTCGATGTCGACGGCTCGGCTTTGCATGGTGTCCTCGACATAGAAGACGGGGGCGCCGCCTGGCTCGGGGTCGCGGGCGCCGCCGCCTGACGCTCTCGAATAGTTGGCCGTCGCCGTGTAGAGGCCTTGGCTCGCGATCGTGGCATGCGGTGCGCCGGCGATGTTGAGGCTTTGACAAACGACCGATGCGTCGGGCACCTTGCCGCGCAGGTTGCGATATATCGCGCCGATGGCGACGGCCTTTTGCGCGAGCAGAATAGCGCGAGCATCGAGCTCGTCGTCGGCGATGATTTGCCAAGCACGCGAAAAAGTGAGGCCGCCGTCGCGGCTTTCGCTCATCGCACTCGGCGGTCGCATCTCGGTGATGATTGGCGTGTCGCTCATGGTGTTGCTTTATCCTGGCAAGTTGAGGCTGATACGGCGGCCGCTCTTGAGTGCTTCGGCGAGTAGCTTGGTCGCCTCGGCTTGCTTGTCCATTTTTGAGACCATGTCTCGCGTGTTGCGTGCCGTCTCTTTGGCGGCGTCGGCGGTGGTGCGGCCGACGAGATCGCCGGCGCCAATGAGGTCGCCGCTCAAGATGCCGCTCGCGGCGCCGAGGCTGCCGGTGACTTGTCGCGCCTTGCGTAGCTTGTCGGCTTGAGCCTCGGCCTCTTTCTCTTTGCGCTTGCGATCGTCGCCGATGATCTTGTTGCCTTTGGCTGATCTGATGCGAGCGAGCAAGTCGGCGTTGTCGGGGTCGGCGGCGACGGCGTCTTCGAACTCGTCGAGAATCTTTTGCACGGCGGCGGCCGGGCCTTGCCCTTGTTGCTCGAGCTCGGCGATGCGGGCGCCGCGTGTGAGCTCGAGCCGCTTGCGTCGCGTGTCGGCGATCTCTTGCTCGCCGGCTTTCCAATCTGACTCGGCGGCCGCTTGCTCGGCGGCGATCGCTGTCATGCGTGAGCGTATGCTCTTCAGCGCCGAGGCCGTCTCGAGCTCGGCCGCTTTCTCTTTGTCGCTGATGCGCTTGGCTGTCTCTTCGGTCTCTTTGGCGGCGAGCGCGGCGAGCGCGTCATCGAGCGCCATTTGATTGATCTCGAGCTCGCGCAAGAAATTCGATTGCACTTGTTGGAATTGCTCGGTGATGCGGCGGCCGGCCTCGTCCTGGTCGGGGCTCAATGTCGCGCTAAAAGTCGTATCGCCCTCTTTCGCCAGGCCGTGCAAGCGACTGATCTCGCCCGAGAATCGCCGCTTGGCCGCGTCGTCGTTTGCGGTATTCGCCAGGAAAGCCGACTCGCGCCCGTTGCCGCCTTGCTGAGCGCGGGCGAGCTTGATCTTGAGCTCGATGTCTTGCGTCGCCTCGACGACCTTGCGCTCGCTTTCGGCGACGGCGAGCATCGACTCGCTCACGCCGATGAGCTCGTTGGCGACGCCTCGAATCGCGCCGATGACGGGGCCGATGCCAAACGGTAGCGTTTGCAAGACATCGAGCGCGCCGTCGAGGTCGCCTTTGAGCGCCTTGGTGACGCCCTCGAGTGCCTTAAAGCCTGACTCGATAGCGCCGGCGGCGGCGAGACCTTTGGCGGCGAACTCGACAAACGAGCCGCCGGCGCCTTTTGCGGAATCTTTGACGCCGTCGAGATTGCTCTTGACTTCGTTGGTGACGCCCTCGGTCTCGTCGCGGCCGCCGAATATGATATTGAGTAGCTTGTCGACCATTGTCAATCGCTCACTTTCGTCGCCGCTTCGGCGCGTGCTGACTCGGCCTCGACAAACTGCACAACGTCGAGCGCGGCCTTGGTCTGGTCGAGCCATCCACCAACGACGGGCCAGGTGCCGAGCTTGGCGAGGTCGGTGGCCTGCAAAGCCGCGATCGTGTCTGACGTCACCAGGTGCATCGGGCAATCGGTGAACTCGACGCGGCCGTCATCGCACTCGCCGCATCCCGAGCCCTCGCACGCCGGGCATAACATGCTCATCGGCTCGCGAGCGCTTGGTCGGTCGACACATTTGCCGGCTCTGCACTCGCTGCAGATGAGTCGCCATCTTCGACAAAGCGCGAGCCGGATGGCTTTTTTTCGTCGGCTGTCATTCTCTCGGCGATGATGCGCCGCTCGAGCAAAGACCATAGCTCACTTGGTGCAATCCAATCAAGCAAGAGATCGACGGCGGCGTCGACGGCGTCGCTCGAGTCGGTCGAGTCGTCGAGCGGGCAAGCCTCGGGCAAGCCGTGCCAGGTCACAAGGTTGCACAAGGTCGACAAGAGGCCGAGGCGCATGCCCTCGAGCGTGCGCGAGCCGGCCGCGATCGCCGCCTCGGCGAGCTCGTGTTGCTTCGCCCATTGCCGGGCCGTTGCGAATTTGAAGACGAGGCGAGCGGCGTCGTGTCCGTTACTGGCCTGGTGGTCGTCGCCGAGGTCTTCGACGGTGACTTCGAACGTGGCTTGTGGGTCGAGTGCGATCATGGTGTTGCTCCTGGTTTGCGTGTCGGGTAAACGGCCGCCGCCGTGTCGATGAAATCTCGCCGGCCAGGTTGCGGCCGATCGGCGAGACGGGAAGAGTCGAAGACTATGCGGGCAAGACGATCGTGAAGTTGTCGTCGCCGGCCGATGCGTTGAGTGTCAAGACGACGGTGTCGATGGCGCGCTTGCCGCGTGCGCTCGTCGTGAGGTTGCGACGCTGAGCTCGAGGCGCGACGAGCTGAGCCGTCTTTGTGCCGTTGCTGACTGTCCAGGTCAAAGCCTCGGTCGTCTTGCTCAAAGCCTTGCGCCATTCGTCTTGATTGGCGATCAAGTTGGCCTCGGGGTCGAGCGTGAGCGTCGGGTTGAAGTCGGTGACGACGGCGTGCAAGAATGCCGTTTCGGCTTGCGTGACGTCTTCGCGTAGCTCGATCGTGCCGCCGAGGTCGAAATTGACCGAGGCGACAAGCGGCGTAAAGCTCGCGAGCGTGAGCGTGTTGCCGCGTGCGACGTATTGGCTGCCATTAAGCGGCGCGAGCGCGGGCATCGCCTCATCGATCGGCCAACCGAAATCGGTCGAGATGGCGACGAGCTCGGGCACGCCGACAAAGCGCCAGTTGAAAAAGATGCGGCCGCCGCTCGTGGCTTGCATGGTGAAGGTGCCCATGCATCCCGAGAGCTCTTTGACGCGGCCGTCTTCCCACAATTTCATCGTGAGCGTTTTGTGATTGCTGAGCCCGAGCGTCGGCCGCATGTCGTCGGGGTTGCCGCCGGCGTCGTATTCATACAAGCCGCACGCGCTGAGCAACAATTGCGTCTGGTCACCATAGCGCCACTCGGTTTGAAAGGTGAGCTCGCCGGCGAGAGCGCCGCGCTCGGCGTCGAACTGGCCGCCGTAGTGGCCGTCGGGCATGCGCTCGCCGCCGCCAAAGATGTCGCCGATGGTGAGCGATGAGTTGTAGACGACGGTGCCGGCGAGCGCGGTGGTGACGGCGACGGCTGTGCCTTTGGTTGACTCTTCGGCGGCGCCGACGAGTCGCTTGCGTGCAATGAGGGGCTCGGCCATATTTATCGCTCCTGTTTAGTAGGTCAAAGCAAAGGCGTCGTTACGCCGGTGCTGGTATTCAATTTCAAGCTCGACGCCGATGGCGAGCTCGCGTTGCCCTTGCTCGAGATCGACGTCGAGCGTGGCCGTGATTGCCAGGTCGACGGCGAGACGCTCGCCGCTCGGCGAGGCTTCGGCGATTTTCGGGTCGGCGGTGATGATGTTCTCGAGGTTGGCGAGCCATCGGTTGACGATGGTTTGCGTCGGCTCGAGATCGTCGTCGGCCTGGTGCACGATGATGACGACTTGATAGCTCGCGGTCTTGATGGTGATGCCGTCGCCGGCGTTGTCGGCGTTGGCCGAGTCGGCATCGGCGGGCTCGGTCTCGCTGATGAGCAAGGCGTCGATGACGTTGTCGTCTTTGGTGCCGACGCTGAGCGTGTTGCCGCGTCGCTCGACGCGCTGGCACTCGTTGACCTCGGCGTCGGCTTCGATGATGTCTTTGAGCCGTCGCTCGATTCGCTCTTTGACACTGAGCCGGGTGATGTAAAGCGTGCCGAGGCCGGCCGCCGAGATCGTGACGGGCGAGGTGCCGGCGACGGCGGTGGCCTTGCTTTGATAGAGCTTAAAAGTCGAGCTCGTGATCGTGCCGGCAAAGTAGGCGCCGTTGGTTGAAAGCGTGATCGCGGCCGCCGGCAAGGTGCCGTCGCCGTTGATGTGCTTGCCGGCGTGAAAGCCGATAGCGTCGCCGGCGGTGAGGCCGTGAGCGGCCGACGTTGTCAAGACGTCGGTGCCGGTGTCGATGCTCGAGATGGTGCTCTTGCTTGGCATTGCTTAAATCGTCTCGGGCGGTTGCTTGGCGAGTAGGCGATCGACCTGGCTCGCGAGATTTTTCGCGAGCACGGCCGGTGCCTCTTTCTCGATGATGACTTTGACGTCGTCGCTTTCGAGTGCGACGTGCGGTAGGCTCGGGCCAAGTAGCTCGACAAGTGCCGGCCGCTTGGGGTCGCTTTTCATTTTCTTTCTATCCGATCGAACAAAGACGCCGACGTGACCGCTGCTCATCTTGGCGATAAAGGCCGACGCAAGTGTCACGCGCGGGCCTGACTTGTCGATCTTGTATTTGACTTTTTTGCCGGCGGGCCTGCGCTTGCGCTTGTCGTGCAATCCTTTCTTTTTTGGGCCGTACTTAACGCCCTCTGTGCTTTGAGGCGTGTCGGGCTTGGCGCCTAATTGTAAGAGCCGCAAGCGATCGCCGCCGACGCGCACGGCCATCTTGCCCTTTCCCATCTTGTCGAGAAAGACGCCGCCTCGCTCTCGCCGTTGTCGCTTGGTGATCTTGTCGCCGTCGATGTCTTTGCGTTTGACGTTGATCTCGCTCGTGATCGCTTTGAGCACGCGGCTCTTGATGGTGCGGGCGGTCTTGCCGATCGCGGTGGCGAGCGCACGCTCGGCGCCGTTGTTGATGTGCGCGAGCGTCTCTTCGAGATCGGCAAGAGCAACGAGGTCGAGTTGTATCACGTTTGACATATCGGCCTTTTAACCGAGGCCGAGTTGCCAATTGGCGCCGGCCTGGCTGATGATTCGCGTGACCTTGAACGTCGTGAAGTCGGCGTCGGTTTGCCGTCTCTTGATTTGCACATAATCGCCGCCCTCGTTGACTTCGTTGACGTCGGCCATATCGACATAGAGCTCGACCTGGTGCTCGAGCCGCTCGCCTTGAGGTGCGAGCGGCTCGCGATCGACGACGGCGGTGATCGTTCTCGATTGACCGCCGGCCGGCGTGTAGCGCACGACTTCGCCGAGATGCGACTTGAATGCGCTATTCATTGCGTGAGCGGCCTGGCGGTCGAGTCGACTCATTGATCAAGCTCGAAGCTCGGCAACGCCGGTGATGATCGCGTCGACGAGGTAGTTGAGGTTGCACTCTTTGACGATGTCGATGACGGCCAGGCTGTCGCCATCATTGACGACGCCGGTGCCGGTGCCGCCGACGTTGTCTCGGCGTGCTTTGATGGTGACGGTGGTGTCGCTCGTGAGATCGTCGGCGGGTTGCACTTTGGCTTTGCTGTCGCGATCGGGCGCCGCCGCCTTGTCACGCAAAGCGCCGAGCAAAGCCGAGACGCTCACGCCGCCTTTGAGCTTGCTGATCTTGCCGAGCACGGCGCCGGCCTTGCCGATGGGTTGCGCTCGCTTGAGCACGACGACGCCGCCGATGGCGTTGGCATCGCCGAGATCGATCAAGGCCGAGGCCTTGGGCGACTTGGGCGGGTTTGTTTTGGTGGTTCGTTCTGGCATAGTTGCCGCGCTCCTGTTGCGGTTGGTGGTGGTGCGTTGCCGTTGGAAAAGACCGAACGGCCGAGGCGGCGGCCTCGGCCGCACGGCGCAAACCAGGTTTGTAAACGGCCGAGGCGGCCGCGCTTGTTTAGGTTGTGACGTTGCTGAGCAAGTGCCCGCATTCGGTGATCAAGACCTTTTCTTGCACCTCGTGCCGCACGCGCACGATGTCGGCGCGTGTCGACTCGTCGCGGTACGTCTCGACGAGGCCGAGCGGGCTCGAGCCGTCGCCGGCGTAGTGGAACGTGCGACCAACACAAGCCTCTTTGATGTTGTTGGTGTTGGCGACGCGAGCGACCATTGCATACTCGCCTGACCAGATTTCCGCGATGCTGGCGGCTTGCCCTTCGGTCGCGCTGTTTTTGGCGCTGCCGGCGACGATGACGTGCTCGAGGTCGAAAACGTCGGCGATCATTTGCTCGGTCACTGTGCCGGCCGTCGACTTGTCGCCGGCGCCCGCTGACTCGATGGCGGCGGTGACTTGATCGGTGCGTCGCAAGTTGCGGAAGACCTTACGCGAGATGATCAAAGCGTTGGGCCACATGCCCGAATTGTCAAAGACCTTTTGAGCGGCGCCCTCGACGTCGGTGATCGGTACCGCATTCACGAGGTCATCCCATTCATTCGTGATCGCGGTCGTGAGGCTTGCGCCCGTCCACGTCGTCGCGTTGAAGATGAGATCGGCCGCGCGTTGCTCGGCGTTGCGCAAGACAGTGTCGAGCGCCATCTCGGCCGAGATGAGCTCGGCGTCGAAATACTCGCTGTAGATGTTGGCGTCACGATCGTCGACGGGCTCTTCGAAGCCGTGCTCTTTGGTCGCGAAGCTGTCGGTGGTGAAATCCCACTCGCCGCGAGGGTAGCCGCTCTTCGAAGCGCGGGCGGTGGTCGCCGCCTTGAGCAGTTGCTCGAGCGGAATCTTGCCAAAGACGCCGGCTTGCGCCATGACTTCGAGCGTCGGCAATACGCGATTTGCGATAAAGCCGCGACGATTCATTGCGAAGTCGAACTCTTGCAAGCTCTCGGCCAGGTCGGGGCGAAGTGTCGCCAAACTTGTAGACGGTGATGGCATTGGTGATGCTCCTGTTGTTCATTGCCGGTGCCGCCGTTGGCCGGCCGAGTGTCGGGTCGTTGGTTGGGGGGGCCTGGTGGTTGTCCTGGTCGGTTGCTTGTGGGTTGTGTTATGAGACGGCGGTGTGCGAGTCGCGTGGCATGACTTCGATGACGTCGCCATCGGCGCCGGCCGCTTCCATCGCGACGCCTCGAACAAACGAGGTCGAGGCCGTCGTGCTCACTTTGCCGGCGGCGGCGGTGAAGACCTCGGCGCCGGCGACGATTGCGGCGGCCGCGATTGCCTTGTGCGTGCCTGGCTTGGTCTTGAGGTGCACGGCGACGACGTCGCCCGAGGCGAAGCTCGCCTCGGCCATAACGCCGATATCGTTGTCGTCGATGCCGGCGGCGGCGAGCACGCCGCTCGCGATCTTGACGCGGGTGTGGATTGCGATAGCGGCGCCGGCCGTGAAGCTCTTGACGCCGTTGTTGTTGGTTTGTGACATTGCTGTCGCTCCTGTTGGTGATGGCTCGCAATGAGCTCGGGGGTGCGGGTGTTGTTTGCGGCGTCGCCGCCTGCATATTTGCTATTGAACTTTCGAGCGGTGCACGGCGTTGTGTTGCTCGATGAGCGCCTCGCGCAAGCCGGGGTGCTTGGTGAAGACGGCGCGCGATGCAATGTCTGGTCGATTGCCGCGTGCGACGAGCTTGGCCTTTTCTGTCTCAAAGAACTCACGCGGGTCAAAGCCGGCACTTGCCTCGAGCTTTTTCGTGCCGATTGGCTTGTGACCTGGTCGTCTCGGTTGCGTGTTGGCGGCCTCGAGCTCTTTGTCGCGAGCCTCGAGCTTGGCTTGCAAGGTCGCCGTGTAGTGCCGGTGCGCTTGCGCCTTGGTGAATCCTTGCCGCAAGCAATCGGCGACAAAGTTGGTGCCGGCGTGCGGGTCGTTGGTATAGCGAGCATCGAGATGAGCGAAGCTCGCGGCGGCGACGCCGTCATCGGCCTCATCGTCATCGTCATCGGCCTCATCGTCATCGTCATCGCCCTCATCGTCATCGGCCGGCATGTCTTCGCCGGCGTCATCCTCATCGCCATCGGCGGCGTCGGGGTGTTCCTCATCGGCGGCGTCGACGACTTCCTCGTCGGCGGCGTCGACGACTTCCTCGTCATCGGGGTGCGTGTCGTCTGCCCAATTGGGCGCCGCCTGGCCTTTGAGGCGCGTGCGCCGCTTGGCCTTGGTTGGCTTGGTCGTTGTGCTCGGTGTGCTCATGGTGATGCTCCTGTTGATGATGGTGTCGCTGAGCGACGCAAGTGCCGCGTCGAGGGTTGCGACCTGATCGACGAGACCGAGGTCGCGGGCGATCGTGCCGACGTGGACGCGGCCGTCATTGGCTGCCGTTGCTTTGGCCGAGGCCGAGGCCTTGCCGATGCTGAGCCGTCGCTCGAAGCTCTCGGCGACGGCTTGAACAAATAGCGAATTGAATTGGTCGACGACTCTTTGATACTCGGCGCGCTGGTCGTCGGTGACTGGCGTGCCGGGCTCGCCGGTGCCTTTGAACTCGCCCGCTTTGATAACGTCGACCTTGATGCCGGCCGCGTTGACGGCCTTGCTCGAGTCGGTGACGACCATGTAAGTACCGATCGAGCCGACAAAGGCCGAGCGGTTGCATGTGATGCGGTCGGCCTGGCACGCGAGCAAGTAGGCGGCGCTCGCGCCCGTGTCTTCGATGTAGGCTTCGACGGGCTTGACGTCGGCCGCTTGTCTGATGTCTTGTGCGAGATCGGTGACGCCGGCGGTCGAGCCGCCTGGTGAGTCGATCAAGAGCATGATGCCGCGCACGGCCTGGTCATCTCGAGCTTGTCGCACTTGACGCCGCAAGCTCACGGTGCCAGGGCAAGACGACCAGGATGCGCCGTGCTTGCTGAGCGTGCCGCTCACCTCGATGACGGCGACGCCCTCTTGCGTGACCTGGTACGGGCGGCCGTCGTCGGCGCCGGCGCTGGCTCGCAAGCCTGGCACGCTACGCGCGGCCGGTTGCTGAGCGTCGAAGATTTGCGGGTCGACCAAGTGCCGAGCGAGATCGAGCTCGGTGGCAAAGGTGCGCAAGCTCTCGGCCTGGTGCTCGAGCATCGACCAAAGGCCAACGTATTGGTCGAGGCGTAGCTTAGTGCTCATGTTAAACCTCGCATGCGGCCGGCGCCGTTGGTGCCGTTGCCGCCAGGCTTCGACGTGAGCGGTGGCAATGGCTCGGGCTCGTCGATCTCTTTTTGTGAGACGATCGCGATAGGCGCCATGTAAAGATGCAAGAGCTCGTGCCAGTCGATGAGCGTGCCGGTGTCGGCCTCGAGCCGCTTGCTCTCTTTGATTGCCATCTCGACCGCTTTGTAATTGTCGCGAATGATCTCGGTGATGACTTCGTTGTAATCTTCGCCGCGCTCACGCGCTGCGCGTGTTGGGCTCGTCAATCGCTTTTCGATCTTGAGCGCCTCGGCTTGCGCGTCTTGCAAGGGTTGGATGTAAGGCCAACGCGGCGCCGTCCATGCGTGATTGAAGACGGCGCCGACGAGCTTGCCGCCTGACGTCTCGACGAGCCCGTGCTTGCGCACGAGCTCAAAGAGTGGGCGGTTGGTGGCGAGCAAGTCTTTGATCACGTGCCGCGCGACGTGCTGGTGCATGCGATCTTTGAGCAAGCGCTGATTGCGTTTGAATCCGATACGAGCTTGATCGATGGCGCCTCGCCATCCCGAAAAGTTGGTATCGCTCGCGTCTTTGAGCATCATGACAAGCGGCACGCCGAGGTTGAGGCCGATGAGCGTCACGATGAGCTTGACGTGCTCGAAGTATCCGGCGTTGGGCACTTGCGGTGAAAAGCCTTTGATGTCTTCGCCAGGTGCGCCGGTGAGCTCGATGCCTGGTGCGATGCCTTTGAGCAATCTCGTCGAGCCGTCGCTTTGTGACTCGGTCGACGTCGTGCCGCCGAGGCCGCCGCCTGGTGCTGGTGGCGCTGAGCTCTCGGGCCGCGTGCGAAAGAATGCGATGCACGAGATGATTTGTTGTTGGACGACCTTGGCGAAGTTGACATCTTCGAACATGCCGGCCAGGTCGAAGCATGGCGCGATGTGCGTGATGCCTCGGGTCTGCGATATTCGCTTGCGGTCGACGAGGTGCATGACCAAGCGCTCGCCGTTGCCGTCGCGTGCGGGCACGGCTTCGATGTCGCCGACGCGAGACAATGGCATCATGGGGTCGAGGTCGTCGTGCGTGATCCAATACTCGAGGCGCTTGCGGTGATCGTCAAGCAAGACGCCGTTGACGACTCTGCGCGAGGTGTTGGTCGGCGTGCGCACGCGATGGCTCTCGATGATCTCGAGCCGCCCTTCGGTTGACGGAAGCACGAAAGCGTCGCCGTCGCGCAAGATTGCGCGCATGGCCTGCTCTTGCATCTCGGGCCAATTGGTCTCGCCGTCGGTGCTGACGCGGTCGGGGTCGTCTTCCCATAGTTTGAACTCGGCCTTGAGCGCGAGATCGACGTCGTCGTTGCCGGTGCGAGGGTCGTAGGCGAATCCGAGTTGCACGATGTTATTGACGGCGGTCTCGATCGCTTGGCCGATGAGCGCGTCATTGCGTGCCATGTCTCGAGCGTACTCGAGCACGCGCAGATAATCCGAATCGGAGCGAATGTGATAATCGGCGCCCGAGCCCATTGGCGACAAGCCGGTGCGCGTGCGTCGAAAGCGAGACGGCCGCGCCGCCGCATAGTCGGCTTTGAGGCTTTGCCAGGCTTCGCCATAGGTTGGCTCGGGTTTCATGAGCGGAACTCGTTAAAGCTGATCGCGGCCGTGCCGCCGCCGGTGGTGCCGATGTCGTTGGCCGCGATCCATTGCTTGACTTCGGCGAGCCTGGCTTCGAGGCCTTCGACATAGGCGTCGACCTTGAGCCCGCCCTTGCTCGCTGACTTGGAAACGCGGCGAGGTGAAGCGAGTAGCACTTGCAAAGCGTCGCGGTATCGCTTGGCAATCGGTAGCGACGCCGACGACTCATACGTCGCCGTATTTTCGAGCTCGTCAAAGAGCTCGTCGTCGGTTGTGTTGGCGTTGACGACTGGCATGCGCTCGAAAGACTAGCCGACGACGTCGCCGCATTTGCCGCCGGCCGGCGGTCTTGAGGTGAAAAAGTGCGGGCGCCTCGGCCGTGCGCCCGCTTTGAGGCGGCCGCGTGCTCATATTTGGGCCGCATTGCCGGCAAGCGTGAGCCGTGCCGCGTGCGGTTTGCTTGGGTGCCAGATACGTCGCCGGCGGTGCCGAGGCCGTTAGGCGCTGTTGAGCGGCCTCGCCTATGATGCTCGCGGTGATCGTTGTCGGGTTTGCTCCTGGCGACGTGAAAAAGACCGTCGAGCCTTTGCTCGGCGGCCTTTTTATTTGCGCGGGCGGTGCCGGGGTGCTTGTTACTTGGTGACGATGGCGATGAGATCGAGGCCGGCGAGCATCGCCAGGCTGATCGCTTTCTCGGTGGTGGTGTCGCGTGCGCCTCGTAGAAACTCGAGCACGGCCGAGCGGCCGGCGATGTCGGCGTCGATCGCGTGACGGGCGAGCTCTTGCCGCGTTGCTGGCACGGTGCCGGCGAGCCGGTTGCTCTCGAGTTGCGCGTCGATCGCGTTGGCGAGATCGGCGCCGCTCAAGATGGTGCGGGTGGTCGATGGTGATGACATTGTCGTCGCTCCTGGTTGGTGATCGTCATGCCGGCGGCACGTTGCCGCCGGCCTGGTGGTTGCTGCCCATTTGTTGGCGTTGCGGTGCGCGGCCTCGCTCGCAAGCTCGAGTCGCTCGTGCCGGGCGAGCTCGGCCTTGACGGTCGCGAGCTCTTGCTCGAGCTTGACGCGGTCGTCGGCGAGCGTGCCGATGATGCTGTTGGCGATGGTGCTGTCGTTCATGGTGTTGCTCCTGGTTTGCCTTGCGGCGGTGGTGATCGTCGTGCCGGCACGTTGCCGGCGAAGAGACGACGAGGCCGTCAAGCCTCGCCGG